GGCGCGGATGGTTAGCGTTGACCGTTCGACATGGCTGCGTGTGTACTCTGCCCACTGGGTGGGGCTAAAGGCGGCATTTATGGATCTGGACGAACACGCTCTGGGATTAGCGTTGGATCACTATGAGGCCGAAGAGGTGCTTAAAGTGGTGGAAATGTGAAGTAAATTTCACTATCTCCTTCAAACGCGCTTGCAAAATGCAACAAAACAAGCCATATTTGAAGCATATTTGATATGTTGCCAAAGTTTTATAAACCCGCCTATGAGCGGGTTTTTTTATGGCAATTTAGCCATGCGCGGCGCATAAAGGCGCTGGTGGTCGCAGAATGGAATTCTTCTCTTGCTGGTGTCGCCAACCAGAGTTATCTGTATGTCACGCAAATAATTTTAGGTAAAAGACATGCTAAATCAGGAAGATATGACAGAAACCGCGAAGGCTGTTTTCAATGAGTTAAGTGATAAACCAGCAACGGCTGGGGAGATTGCACAGAATACCCACCTTAGCCGAGAACGTTGCCAGCTCATACTCACACAACTGGTGATGGCGGGTTTATCTGATTACCAGTTTGGATGTTATAAACGCCTCCAGTAATGGGGGCTTTCTGCTGTGGAAATGGGCGGCTGGTGGGTGTTAGCGCACCCGGCCAGCCATCAGCTCATGCTTTCAGGTCACAAGCTAACCAAGGCCCACTGCTTTAGCGCAAAAGCAACGTGAGCCTATCAGAGTTACGCTTACTGATCTATGAAAAATACTGTAAAAATAAACAGTGTTGAGTTAATCAACGCTGATAGCCTGTATTACGTCGCCACCCTCCCGGATAACTCTATTGATTTGATAGTTACGGATCCTCCGTACTTCAAAGTGAAGCCCAACGGCTGGGACAACCAATGGAAGGGGGACGAGGACTACTTACGCTGGCTTGATAGCTGCCTGGCTGAGTATGCTCGCGTACTTAAACCTGCTGGCAGCATCTACCTGTTTTGCGGTCACCGACTGGCCTCAGACATAGAGATTATGATGCGTGCCCGGTTCAACGTTTTGAATCACATCATTTGGGCAAAACCATCGGGCCGCTGGAATGGTTGTAACAAAGAAAGCCTGCGCGCGTACTTTCCATCTACGGAACGGATTTTGTTTGCTGAGCACTATCTTGGGCCGTACACAGGTAAAGAGGATGTTTACGAAAGGAAAAGTACAGAGCTAAAGCAGCACATTATGACGCCGCTGATTGATTACTTCCGTTATGCCCGTGAATCACTGGGTGTCAGCTCGAAAGAAATAGCTGAGGCAACCGGAAAGAAAAACATGGCGTCACACTGGTTTGGTGCAAGCCAATGGCAACTACCAAATGAAGTGGACTACAGAAAATTGCAGGAACTGTTCACGCGGATCGCCATCGATAAACATATTCAGCAGAAGCTTGAACATCCTCACCACCAGCTGGTGGCTACCTACCAGTCATTAAACCGCAAGTACTCTGAATTGCTGGAGGAATACAAAACCCTTCGGCGCTGTTTCACTGTTTCCGCTCTGGTTCCATATACCGACGTATGGACACATAAGCCAGTCCAGTTCTACCCGGGAAAACACCCATGTGAAAAGCCTGCAGACATGCTCAGGCAGATCATCAGCGCCAGCAGTAGGCCGGGTGATACCGTTGCCGACTTCTTTATGGGGTCCGGTTCAACAGTGAAAGCTGCGATGGAACTGGGGCGTAGGGCTATTGGCGTCGAGCTGGAAACCGCAAGGTTTACTCAGACTGTTGGTGAAGTGGAAGAACTGAGTAAAGCATAACGATCATCGCGCTCCTGCGGCTGTGATGATCAACATCTTCAGGCACCGGGATTCACTTTAACTTTTAACATTTTCAGAAGAACCTGGTTGCCTGATTCCCTTTAAATCTCACAGCGCCATCCGAACTATCGGAGGTGAGGCTATGACCAGAATGAGCACCATTTACAGCAGACTTTCATATGGAACAGGCACCACGCTGACCGGCTGCGGTGTATCAGCGAAGGCATATGCCGAAACAGCTAAAACAGCAAAAGAGGTGTCCTGGATGTTGGCCGACAGAATTGCAGGATTAAGCCTGAGCGACTGGGCAATCATTGTCGGTATCGCATGCACTGTTATCACCTGTGCAGTGAACTGGTATTTCCGCTGGAAAGAACGGGAGGATCGGCGCAATGGCTATGCCACCAAAGCTGAAGAATAAACTGAGCACAGCGGTCGTTGGTTTGATTCTTGCGGGGGCATCCGCGCCCGTGATTCTCGATCAGTTTCTGGATGAGAAAGAGGGTAACAGCCTGACAGCATATCGCGACGGCGGCGGAATCTGGACTATTTGCCGTGGCGCCACGATGGTTGATGGTAAGCCAGTAGTTCAGGGCATGAAGCTGTCTGCTGAGAAATGCGCCCAGGTAAACGCCATTGAGCGCGATAAAGCGCTGGCGTGGGTTGAGCGAAATATCAAAATTCCGCTGAGTGAGCCGCAGAAAGCGGGTATCGCATCTTTTTGCCCGTATAACATCGGTCCCGCAAAATGCTTCCCATCTACGTTTTACAAGCGCATTAACGCTGGTGACCGTAAAGGAGCCTGTGAAGCGATCCGCTGGTGGATTAAAGATGGGGGCCGCGATTGTCGCCTGACTAAAGGCCAGAAAAATGGCTGTTATGGGCAGGTAGAGCGACGGGACCAGGAGGGCGCGCTGACGTGCTGGAGGATAGATAAGTGAGTCGACTAACCGCACTCCTCATAGCAGTGATCGTCTGCATCATCGTATCGCTTGGCGTTGCTGTTGATCATTACCGAGACAATGCTTCTGAATACAAGAAGCAGCGTGATGATAAAACTCAAGCTCTGAATCTGGCAAATGCGACCATCAACGACATGGCGGTGCGACAACGTGATGTTGCTGCGCTCGATGCCAAATACACCAAGGAGTTAGCTGATGCACAAAAGCAGTTTGATGATTTGCAGCGTTGCGTTAGTACTGGCAAGTGTGGGCTGCAAGTCAACGCAAAATGTCCAGCGAACGGTCCGGCCGGCGCCAGCGGCATGGTCGATGCTTCCAGTCCCCGACTTACTGACTCCGCTGAACGGGATTATTTCACCCTCAGAGAGCGAATCATCACCGTGACTAAGCAGGTTGGTTATTTGCAGGAATACGTCAAACAACAGTGCTTGAAATAAGTTGTTAATATGGTAACTAGGTGGTATTTTTTAGTTAGGTGTGGGATTTGCGCCTAAGCTCCTTTAAATCATTCGCTGAAGAAGCGAAAATTCCGTGGCCTCGATATTGTCGGGGCTTTTTTGTATCTGTATTTCACCGCGCACCGCAGCGCACTCAAACCACGTCGAACCAAATCATTTGAAATGAGCCTTTGAGGGAGTCAGTTAGTGCTGGCGAGCCTCGACGGGCTGATTTCCTATGCGGCAAAGGTTCATCTCAAATTAAGGTATACGTTATGAATAATCCGTCAGTTATTCCTGCCTTCGACTTTCGGGAAATGGTTACTACCCTCGATAACAAGATCATTACCACCTCACTAAAGGTTGCTGGCTATTTTGGTAAGAGGCATAAGGACGTCCTGCGTGCGATAAGGAATCTGCAATGTTCTGAAGATTTTACCAGGCGCAATTTTGCGCCCATTGATTTTATTGATAAAAATGGTGATGTGCAGCCGATGTATAACATCACACGTGATGGATGCATGATGCTGGTGATGGGATTCACCGGCAAAACCGCGGCTGCTGTCAAAGAATGCTACATCAATGCCTTTAACTGGATGGCTGAACAGTTGAGTCGTCGTATGGCAATTGGTGAGGAAATGCAGCATCGCTACGCCATCAAAGATACTCGCTCCAAGTTGAAAGGCACGATTGGAAGTAGGCTGATGAATGAGCGAAAGAAAGAGAAGCGGTTATTGGCTTTGGAGCATGAGCACATCATGCAAGTAACTCAGCCAGATTTACTGATTTACTGAAGCCACCATAACAAAACTCGTTTCTGGATGGGCTTGATAATAATGAAGTGACTTAAAGCCCATAGTTTAACTACGAAGTTTAATGCGTCAGTGATGTCATTGATTACTGGTGCGTATGTGAGTGCAAGTTCGATCATGGCTGGGTTATTCATTCTAATCTCCTAGGCTAAATTTGAGGAGATGAACGTGAGTCGCCATCTCCTATTGTAGCGCCTAATGCTCGCACAGCAGGTAGAAGCAGCAGTCTAGTGTACTAGACTGCTTGAATACTCTGAATCAACCATAAACTTCAGTTCGACTGAGTTGGTATTACAGCAGGCATTCACTGAGTGCCAGGGGTTACTCTATGCGTTATTATCTTCTCAAACTAAATTAAGGGGATAGATTGTGGGCACGTTAACCATTGCAGCAATAGCATTATTTATTGGTATCTGGCATGAAATAAATCGATTTCCGGCAACGGGCAAAAGCATATTATCTCTACAGCAAGAGGTTATGGATCTTAAAGACGAAAATGAGAATTTGAGATCAGAAATTGATGCTTTAAAGGACGAGCTATCAGATATAGCTAACCAGATTGAGCGAATAAAAGATCCTGAGTATTACACTTTGCTAGATGCTGGTGATGGTGATGGTCTTTATGCTCTTGACAAGTTGCGAGGGAATATTTGAAAACCGCCTTAGGGCGGTTTTTATTACTCCCTATCTATTACTGCAAGTGAAACTAATTATCATTTGCGCGGGTCCTCCTGGCGATTATGAACACCGAGGGGGCGAGGACACGCGGAAAACGGCTGGTTTTTTGCATTTTATCGGCATCATCATCATTCCCTTAACTTGTTGATATTTCAGTCGTGAAATTATTCACGATGTCGAAATGGTTAAATATTGTTCATCATCATGGATAACGAACTGAAAAACCTTCGCCTCAACATCAATCAGCTGGCAGCGGTGACCGATCTTCATCGTCAGACGATCGCAAGCAGGCTGAATAACGTTGAGCCCGCTCCAGGCAGTAATTCTCGTCTCAAGCTTTATTCTGTCGTGGATATTCTCCGGGAACTGCTGGGCCGAACCACGGCACCCGAGCTGGTGGATATCGATAAGATGTTACCGCCGGATCGTAAGGCGTGGTTTCAGTCCGAACGTGAGAGGCTTAAATTCCAGCAGGAAACAGGTGAGTTAATTCCGGCATCGACAGTTACCCGAGAATTTTCATCGATGGCAAAAGCCGTCGTTCAGGTGCTGGAAACGCTGCCGGATATTCTTGAACGTGATTGTGCGATGACGCCTGCAGCTGTCGTTCGGGTACAAAAAGTCATTGATGACCTGCGGGATCAGATAGCCCTGAAGGTTGAGCAGGCAGATACGCCGGAACAGGAGGACAGTTCGCCAGAAGAGGAGTAAGCCATGCGACAGGCCACGGCGGCGGAGCTAAGAAAAAACACTGCCGGGATCATCAGAGCACCGCGCCGAATGCCTGTAGCCGAAGCCGTGCATAAATATATGCGTGTTCCGGTCGGCGTGGGTAACTCCGTTGAGTGGGATCCTAATCTTGCCCCTTATGTTGTGGAGCCGATGAACTGCCTGGCATCACGCGAATATGATGCTGTCATTTTTGTTGGCCCTGCCCGAACGGGTAAAACCATTGGTCTGATTGATGGCTGGGTGGTGTACAACGTTGTCTGTGATCCGTCCGACATGCTCATCATTCAGATGACGGAAGAAAAAGCGCGTGAACACTCAAAAAAACGTCTGGCCCGAACATTTCGTGTCAGCCCTGAGGTGGCATGCCGGCTGAGTCCTTCACGCAACGACAACAACGTACATGACCGGACTTTCCTTGCCGGGAACTACCTGAAGATAGGCTGGCCGTCTATCAACATCATGTCGTCCTCAGATTTTAAGTGTGTTGCGCTGACGGATTACGATCGCTTCCCGGAGGATATCGACGGGGAAGGGGATGGATTTTCGCTTGCTTCAAAACGTACCACCACCTTTATGTCGGCAGGGATGACGCTGGTCGAGAGTTCACCGGGCAGGGAAATCACCAATACGAAGTGGCGGAGAAAGTCACCTCACGAAGCCCCTCCCACGACCGGGATCCTTTCTTTATATAACCGCGGCGATCGCCGTCGCTGGTACTG